GTGCTTCGGCATGTTTTATGTAGCGCAGTGCGGTTTCGTGGCGAGACTCGTTTGGGAACTTGCGCTGAACCGCGTACAGCAATTCCTGATACCGCTCCGCATCTGCTTTCAGTTCGTCCCGCTGGCGTTCGCAGGCGGCGAGTTGCTGGCGCAGTAGTTCGATTTCATCTAGCCAGTCGGACAGTTTTCCGTCGTGGAGATTGAGTGCTTTGCACCGCTTCATAAAATCAGTTTGTACGGTCATTTGAACCTCCATTCATAGCCTCTGCGCCGGATGTAAGTCTCCCCTACAGGCCGGCGTTCGATCAGTTCAAGGTCAAGGTAGTGGTTCAGGGTGCCTGTGCAGAAGGTCCTGCCTACGCCGAGACGAGCCTCGATCGTGCTGGTCTTGACCCACCCCTTCCCCATTACTTTTTTGTAACGGGCAACTGCCTGCTCGTGGCGGGCCTTATTCGCTGCCCCAGTGTTCCATATACGCGAAGTGTTTGATTGCTTGAGCGCAGAAACTACTACCTCCGCAATCTCGCGCTTGAGCATGGCGGCAAGGTAGTTCATTTTGAACTCCAGGTCAGGGCCAAGGCCCCAAGCGCCGCAATCCAAGCAACCGTGTAAAGGAACACTTCCGCCTTGGTCATGCGGGGGAAGTGCGGTTGAGGGAAAGGAATCCTCGGATCTGGGTCGCAGGTCTTGAAAGTCTGCACACCGTAGTCTTTCTGGAAGCTTGGCGTTGGCGCGTTTTTACTTGGAACACCCGGCTTGAAACCTGAAGGGATGTTTCCTGTACCGCAAAGTTTGTCGTTCATAAGAGTGAGCCTCTTTTGGCGGCCTCCGAAGGAAAGTTGGGGGAGGGTCGGTTTCCCTTCCTCCCCCCATTCCCGCCGACAAGTGGAGGCTCAAGTCCCTGTCGACTTGGAGACAAGCGTGGCTCGTCCCCTTGAAAGTCCTCCTGCGAGTCCCTTCGGAAAACCCCCGCTTGTGGCAGGGGCAGACCGAATGAATCCGGTCCTGGCTTAAGCGTTCAGCTCAGCCATAAGGTCGTCGGCGTTGACCTTCTCGGCCTTGACCTTCTTATCCGCTTCCAGACGGGCGATGATCGCGCCCGTCTTGGTCGTCGGATTGCGGAAGGAAGCATACAGCTCGGCGCGGGAAAGCTTCTCGCCGCGAGCCTTGGCCGTGTCGAGCTTGCCCTGCAGGAAGGTCTTGACGAAATCGACTGGCTTCCCGGTGGCTTCGCAGATGGCCTTGATGACCACCGAAGCGCCGGAGAAACCATCGCCAGCAGATCGGACGGCAGTCCACTCACCCTTGTCGAGGCGGGCGATCATGTCTTCCACAGCGACCACCATGTCGTCGAGTTCTTCCAGGCCAGCAGTCTCGTCACCGATCTTCTGCGAGGCGCCGTGACCGGCCAGCTGAAGCAGGTTGTCCTTCGAGGCCGTGAAAGTGCGGGTGACGCCGTTGCGGAAGTCGAAACGGACCTGTACAACCTTGCCTTCGATCACAACTTCCTTGATCAGGCGACGCTTGCCGGCAAAGCCAACCGTGCGGCCATCTTCCATCTGGACTTGCTCGATTTCAGCAGCAACGCGCTTGGTTGCGGGGGTGGAAACTTGTTCTTCACTCATTTTGAGACTCCTAAAGTGGGCATCCTTTACAGGGCGATTACCCTTATTCCCTTGGGAGATTTCTCCCATTCGTCGGAACGAAACACGATGATGCACGAAAATTTCGGTCGTGTCCAGCAAGAGATGAATATTTCTACTCGCCGGACGGTGGAGCTTACTTCCCGCCGTCAATCAGCCCCCAGATGGAGATCAAGATCAGAATGTAGATGGCGATCTTTATCACTGACTCCATGCTAGTCTCGCCGCAGGGATTGGAAATAGAGTTCTGCCCTTGGTGCAAGCACTGGAACGAAAGCCGCTTGCCCCTCCGCCCAAGCCAGCTCCACAAAGTAAACCCACTCCCCGATCTTCGCTTCCCACCGGGCGAAAGAGACTTCCGGCCCGAGGAGAAGTCCTGGGGCATCCTCCTGTCCAGTCAAGATCTCCACGAACCGCTGGGCGAAGTGACCGGCTGTAACCCGCCCGAGAACTTCCACTCCCCCCCAAGCGGTGTCTTTCATCTTCCCTTCTGCCCCTTTCCAAACCCAGTTCCGGCCATAAGCCAGCCGGACCTCGCGGAGATTGCACTCTCCCTTTATATGACCTACTCGCAGCATGGTGAGCCTCCGAAGATTGGTTAGTCCTGCGCTGGTGTGGGGAAGACCTGGGCTTGTAACGGAACCTCCCGCAGCCCGTAACGCTCGACCTGCCCTTCGAACTCTTTCGGGGTGTAGGCGAAAGCGTACTGGTCCGAAGTCCCCTCGCTTATCCGGTCGTGGCAGGCCTTCCACGAACTCCCCTGCACGACGGAGTAGCAATCTTTCAAGTTCGACCCGTACCCGTAGGTTACATAAAGCGTCATCACTTCCGGCGGTTCCCCGCGCCCTTTGCTCACGGTCATCATAGCCCGTCCTCCCCCAAGTCAATCATTTCCAGGACTGCCAGCAACCCCTCTGCTGGCATCATTCCGAGAGCGCCGCAGGATTCGCAGGGAAGATAAAGCCCTTCCCCGTCATCCTCTTCCCTCTCCACCGGCCCTTGCGCTCCGCAGCGGCGGCAGAAGCCTTCCCCTTCTTGTGCGGCGGATTGCAATTCCCGCTTGGTAAATTTACGCATGATACACTCCACATGAGTTAAGAAACTTCCCCAAGTCAAACCTCGGGGTCCTGGCCTTGAAATCTTCCCCCAGCGCTTCCGCGAGTTTGTTCAGGCCCACTTGGGTCAGATCTCCACGCGCCCAAGAAAATCTCAATGCGCGGGCGATGATTTCGTAGTTCTTCTTGCTCATTTCAATCTCCTTACCACGAAAACAGCACCCGGAAGGTGCAAGAGTGGAAGTGGGTTATTTCACCCGCTAGATTGCTCAAAAATCCATTTCCCTTCAAAACTACCACGTTTTCCAGCGCCCAAGTATCGTTGTCATCCCACCAATACTTTACGCTATCTTTTGTGGCCAGAAAGACCGAACCTTCCACAGAATCTTTCGCATAAGCATCTGCGGCGTGTATCGAAAGTACTTGCACAATTGCTCCCGTCTTTCCCGGAACAACAGCTGCCCAATTAGACCTTTTTACCATCTCAAGCCTCCTTCTCTTCGGCAAGATCGCCGTGCAAGCGGGCTGTCTCCACCCCGCTTGACCAGCCCTCGCTATTTCATCCCTGCCAGCAAGTCCATCACGTAATCCGGCTCCAGCCCGAACCACTCTTCACAAACTTCCTCCGGGTCTCCCCCCTCCTCCACCTCTTCCTGAGCAGCCCGGATAAGATCCTCCGCTTCCGCCCTGCTGATCCCATCCCTGCGCATGAGAACCCGCAGGATCGAATATTTTTCATCATACATCGCGCTTCCTTTCGTGTCAAGAATAACTTCAACCATCTTTCCGGTGAGTTTCAGGACGCCTTCCCCTTCGCGCATTTCCGCCCTCCTCTCGTCCTATACTCAAACAGATCCTCCGACCCGGCTCGAAAAATATACTCTTCCAGCACTTCCTCCGCGGGTTCCCCGCCCAGATCAATCTCGTTCGCGGAATCAAGCAACCCCTCCGCATCCTCCCGGCGCCAGCCATCTGCCTCAAGCAGCCCTCTCAACGCCCCACACTCTTCACAGAACATGACCGGCCTCCTTCCTCCACCCGGCCCGAAGCTCCCGAACCTCCCGATCCAGCCACTTCCTCCACTCTCCCCGCGCTCTCCACTCCGCGCCTTCTTGGTGCAGCCTCCAGCCCAGGATCATGCTCACATCCCCCTGGCTTCCACCGCACCCCAGAATCTGTTCCCGGACCCGCAGCCACCCCACTTCCCGCGTTCCCAGAAACAGTCCCACCTGATCCCGGAATCCCAACCGCTCTTCCTCGAACCCGACCTGCTTGCTTGGTGCCATGATGAACCTCCTTGTGAATGGTCAAACGCGACCATGTAACGTAATTATAACATGTTCTCGCAACAAATCAACTCAGTTCTATCCATCGCCCGTCCCCCTACCCCGGCAGTTCATCCACCCCAACCGGCCCCACTTCCTCCGGCTCTCCTTCCACCTGCCCCAACAACCTCAGCGCCCGCTGTTTCACATCTTCCGGCACGGCATCTTTCGCCAGCTCTCCAACCCCCCTCCCCTCAAACGGATTCTCGCCCAGCTCCATCCTCCTCCGAACCTCCCGCAGACTCGCTTCCATCTGCCCCCTCTCCACCGCCCTTCCCCCTTCTGTTTGCTGGTCTTTTTCTACCTTCCCCCCTCGACCCAGCCCTTCCCACTCTTCCCGCGCCACAAACCCTCTTGCCGCTCCGGTATCCTTCCAGCACTCCCCCCGTACAATCCGCCCCACTTGGACAGTGCTCAGCCTAAACCTCTCCCCCAGTTCCCGCTGCGTCATTCCCTGCTCATACCAAAGCCGCATCCTCTCCACCTCCACTGCCCCCAATCTCGCGGCCTGCCGATTTCCAATTCCAAATTTCTGCGTCATCACATTCTCCTTGCAAGGCCTTCGCCCGAGTTAATAAACCTATCTAACATCATCATCATCATCATCCCCATCATCATCATGTATCATACATGGGCCTTTGTCCCAGTGGGTCTGTGTTTGTAAGAAAAAAAAAAAATAAAAAACCTCTACTACAGAATCTCGGACCTTTAGGGGGCCATGTATGATACCTGATATTGATGATGATGATATTGATGATGATATTGATGATACATGATATTGATGATATGTCAATACGCCACAATCGCGCCACAATCGCCGCAATTCGCCATCCTCACAATGTCATTGCCCCCGCGTACGTACGCGTATATAATGGGTTTGTGCGCGTATAAACGCCATATAAACCACCCAATCTCCGAGGAAACCCCCATGTCCCGCCCAATTATATTAAACGACTACACTTCCGCCGAAATCGAAGCTGCCCGCGCCAAGCTCGGCTCAAAACGGGCAGAGCGCCCTTGCCTCTGGTGCGAGAAAGTTGTCTCCATGCGAGGAGATCAGCATTTTTGTTCCGCACCCTGCCGAGCTTCCTACGCAAGAGCTGCGGCGCAGATTGAAGTCGAACGCCGCGCGGTTGAGAAACAGCATTGGCTGGCCGAGCGGGATGAGCTTATAAAGGAGATTCAGCGCTTGCGGAGGGCCGTCGGCGAGCCGGATTTTACCCCGCGCCCGCCGAGAGAGTAACTGACCTAGCCCAATCCTGCCCACAGGCATCCGAACCAGAAGACCACCCACAGGATGATGATGGCTGTCTCGCCGCCACGGCCAGACGGGGGAGAGAATCGGACGCGGGTTTTCATGCCAACTCCCCCGCCCGGCGCCCGAAGAGCAGAACTTCTGCCACGCGCTCAGAGTTGAACGTGCTGGCTTTGTTCGCCACCAGCGGCGCCTCCCACGCCCGGCCCGCCCAGATCATTAGGGCTGCGCTATCCTCAACCTCATGCGCGGCGAGATACAGGCGAAGATCGCCCACGGTTTCGAGTTTCATCTTTCGCTCCTTATACAATCCAGATCCAGTTGCCTTCGCGCGAATACTCCACACCCTCTTCAAACGCGCCAAGCGTGAGTTTCACTTGATGCTCCATCCCAGCCGGAATAAACACGCGCTCGGACCATTTTTTCGAGCACACGTCTCCCCGCCATTCGCAGCCATCCTTGATTAGCGACTTGAACAGATACAGGCCGTTCATAATCAGTTGGTCGTGTTTCATCAGAGCCTCCTGTTAATTATATTGCTTGATCCAACCAGCAGCCGGTTTCACGCGGCGCACGGCAGACTGGGAAAGTTTATTGACGCACGACAGGCATAGGTCCTGCCCATGTTTATGTTTCGCGGTTGGGGGCACGTAGCCTAGATCGTCTATCCTGGCCATTTTCCCGCAGCTGGTGCAATGTTCCCATTGCGTTCCGTTCTTATCAATTACGCCTGACATTGTAGCCTCCATTAAATTACGGGGTAAATAATCCCCATGCAGGCGCCTGTCACACGCCTGCCGGTGAATTACTCGCCGCCGTCCTCCATTTCATCGAGCAAATCATCCGCACTCACGGTCGCACGCTCTGCCTTGATTGCGGCGATTGCGGCCGCAACCTCCTTCGTTTTCGCAAATTCGGCATACGCCTCCTTCCTCGAAATCCCCCGTTTCGTTTCGAGCTTGAACGCAAGGCCTTCGCAGTCCTTGTCCGGCCAGACACGGCGCATGGCCTGCAGAGTGATACCGGATGTATCCTTGGTCCCGGACCCGCTCGCCCGTTTTTGGCTCCATTCCGCCGTGCCGGTCATATAATGCGCGACCAATGCCTCCATACGTTCCCGTTTGAGCGTGAGCATTTCGGCCTGCGACCGCACCCCACCCGCACCATCATCCCGGCTCACAGCTGCCGCATCAATGATCCGCACCTGAGCCATGCCAACACATGCGGCGCGCTTGATAACATCCGGATGGAGTTTGCTCATATCCAGCACCAGATCCGCCATCCCCCGCATTTCGAATGTAACCTTGGAGAAATCCTCGGAAACGACAGGTTTAATTTGTTGATTGTCTTTCATGATTGAGCCTCACGTAATAGTTGTCCCGGTTTCCCGGTCCGGTGTCCCGTTGGCGGATTGCCGCTGGTGACAGCCTCATATGAGCAACCGCCATGCCTGCCAGGCCACCATCCCCACAAAATAATCGTAACTCGTTGAATACAAACACTAAAATAGTTTCATACCCCGCACCCCGCGGCAGGCACACAATATGCTCGGGGTGACAATCCTCGGCACTAGTGACGCAAATTGCGGCATGTTGTATCCGCGCAACAGTCATCCTTCCCCTTCAACAGACGCGCGCTTGCACGTAGCCCTCCTGACGTGCCCGCGCGCATCCCTTAGGACGCCCCCGCGAGGGGAGGGGAGGGGGGAAAAAACTTCGCGCATAATATATATCTAGCGTCAGGTAGGTTTTTGCAGGTTTTGAGGAAGCGTGTACATATAATGGTGAAATAACGTGCACACGGAAAGATGCTTCCGCGCAGTCAGGGGGAAAACTGTGGACACGCGCCCGAGGGTGGTGATATGGTGGGGGCATGAGGTTGAGGGTAGGCGAGCCGCACGGCCTACCGAGGTCGAGAGGGCAGGGAACGAGAGGATGACTGTGATGGGTGAGTGGGAAGAGTTGGAGGGGGAACTGGCTGGGGAAGGGGAAGCCCGCCCGCCGGTTGGCGCTATCCGACCCACGAAGCTGCGGTACACGCACGAAGCGGTCATTGATATGATTATTGCGGAGCCGGGAGTGAGCCAAGGGAAGCTGGCGGCGATGTTCGGGTACACGCAGGGCTGGCTCTCCACTGTGATGGGGAGTGATGCGTTTAAGGCGAAGCTGGCCGAGCGTCGGGCAGAGGTGGTGGACCCGGTGCTGCAGATGTCGCTGAATGAGCGGTTTTCAAGTATGGTTGAGAAGAGCCTGGAGGTGCTGCAGGAGAAGTTGAGCCAGCCCGCGCTGCAGGTGCCTGATCAGCTGGCCCTCCGGGCAGCGGAACTTGGGGCGAAGGCCCTCGGGCTTGGCGGGAATCAGACCGCGCAGGTTGTGGTGATGCAGCAGGATCACTTGGAAGGGTTGGCGGGGCGGTTGCTGGCGCTGCAAGCGAAGGTGACGGGGGGCGAGCGGGTGGTCGAGGGGGTCGTGATCGAGAACAGCGTCCACTCCTACCCGCCGGTGCAGGGAGAACTTGCACTGTGACCTCGGTTGCGCGGGTAAAGCTCTCGGCGGAGTTGATCGAAGCGTTTGCAGGAACGTTTCTCAGCCCGCTGTATGACAACCCGCAACCGACACCGCAGCTTCATCGGGACTGCTGGGAGCTTTATTGCTCCGAGGCAGAACTGGCAGGGGTAGCCGCCCCGCGAGAGCACGCGAAGAGTACGGCCCTCACGCATGACTACGGCCTGGCTACCATTCTCTTCCGCGCCCAAGATTATATCGTGATTGTGAGCGCGACGGAAGAGCTGGCGATGGGTCACCTCGCGGATATTGCGAAGGAACTTCGGGAGAACGACGACCTGATCCGGGAGTTCAAGCTCAAGCCGCTGATCACGGACTCGAAGTCGGATATTATAGTCGAGTTTGCGGACGGGCACCAGGCCCGCGTGGTGGCGAAGGGCGCCGGGCAGAAGATGCGCGGGATGAAGTGGAACGGGAAGCGGCCCGGCTTGATTATTTGCGATGACCTGGAAGAGGATGAGCAGGTAGAGAACTTCGATCGACGGAAGAAGTTTCGGAAGTGGTTCTATCGTGCTCTCTTGCCGTGTCGGAGGCGTGGGGGGCTGGTCCGGATGCACGGAACGATCTTGCATGAAGAGGCGCTCCTGGCCCGGTTGATGAAGGCCTCGACCTGGGTGACGCGGCTGTTCAAGGCGCATAAGGCGTTTGACGAGTTTGATGAGATTCTCTGGCCCGAGCAATTCCCAGAGAGCCGGCTCCGGAGTATTCGGCAGGCATTCATTGACGATGGGGATGCGGCGGGGTATAGTCAGGAATACCTGAACGACCCGTTCGATAACAGCGAGGCCTACCTGCGCAAGGATGACTTCCTCCCGATGCGCGAAGCGGATAAGCTGGCCGGAAAGGTCTACCAGATCGGGGTGGATTTCGCAGTGAGTAAGGCGGATCGGGCAAACCGAACTAGTTTTACTGTGGGCGGGCGCAAGCTGGACGGGAAGATCTGCGTGGTTGACCAGCATGTAGGCCGCTGGGACCCCACCGAGTGGATCGAGAAGATGTTTGAGCTGGACGAAAAGTGGTCGCCGGAGCAGTTTACGGTTGAGGGCGGCGTGATCTGGAAGGCTCTGGAGAACACGATCTACCAGGAAATGCGTGCGCGGGATCACTACCTGAGCTTCCATGTGATTAACCCGGTGAAGGATAAGGCAACCCGCGGGAAGCCGTATCAAAAGCGCCACCGGGCTGGCGGGATTTTGTTTGATAAAGAGGCTGACTGGTACCCTGCGTATGAGGCGGAGAATCTTCGTTTCACGGGAACCAGTGATGCAGCAGCAGATGACCAGTTTGACTCTTCCGCGATCCTGGTAAAGGGCTTCGAGGCCTCGACTGACGTAGACGAAGAAGATTTCATGGACGATGACGAACTAGAAATCCGTTATCACGACCCACGGGCTGAGCAAGGTCGCTCCGCCGTCACAGGATACTGAAATGATACTTGAAGCGCGGCTGGATCTGAAGGAAGTTGTCAAGAGTGACAATGTTGGGAAGCTGCTTTCCGCAGGTGACCGGATGAAGATCGCGCAGGCCGTGCAAGAAGAGTACCAGATGGACCTCAGTGCCCGCGCCCCCTGGGAAGAAAAGATGAAGACGGCGCTGGATCTGGCCCTTCAGGTCTCGCAGGAGAAGAGCTTCCCCTGGGCGGGCGCGGCGAACGTGAAGTTTCCGCTGATCACCGTCGCGGCCTTGCAGTTCCACGCCCGCGCTTACCCCGCGATGGTTCCGGGGCCTGATCTGGTGAAGTGCCAGACCTTCGGAAGTGATCCTGACGGGCGGAAGGCCTCCCGCGCAGCTCGCGTTGGCGCGCACATGAGCTATCAGGTGCTGGAAGAGGACGAAGCCTGGGAAGATAACCACGATCGCGTGCTGATTACGGTGCCAATCATCGGTTGCGCGTTCAAGAAGACATACTTTGACCCCGCCCTTCTGCATAATGTGAGCGAAAACGTGCTGGCGAAGGACATTGTGATTCCGTACTTTGCGAAGAGTATGGAAACCGCGAGTCGAATCACCCATGTGCTGGAGGTTAGCCATAACTTCGTGCTTGGGCAGGAGCGACAAGAGCTGTATTGTGAGTATGAGCCTGGCGGTCCGCCGGTCTACAACGGATTTCAGACTGTTCTCGATGAGGCTCGCTCGGAAGCGCAGGGCGTGACCCCCTCCCCCGACGACCCGGATACTCCCTACTTCCTTCTTGAGCAGCATCGTTGGCTGGATCTTGATGGTGACGGTTTCGCGGAGCCTTACATCGTCACCGTGCGCCGGGATGTTCCGCACCTCTGCCGGATCGTCGCCCGCTTCACAAGCCAGAGTATCAAACGGAACTCTACTGGTGATGTTTTCCAGATTCGCGCAACGAACTACTTCACCAAGTATCCATTCATCCCGTCACCAGATGGCGGTATATACGACCTCGGCTTCGGAATTTTGCTGGGCCCCCTGAACGAATCTATCAACTCGCTGGTCAACCAACTCCTGGATGCAGGAACCCTCTCCAATACAGCCGGGGGATTTCTTGGTCGCGGGGCGAAGATTCGTTCTGGGGAGACCAGCTTCCGGCCCTTCGAGTGGAAGCGCGTAGATTCGACGGGCGATGACCTGAGGAAGAACGTCGTTCCGCTGGATACGAAGGCCCCGAGCCAGGTCCTTTTCTCCCTGCTGCAACTCCTGATCAACTACGGAGAGCGTGTGGCGGGCGCGACTGATCCGCAAGTTGGCGAGAATCCTGGGCAGAATACCCCAGCCGAAACCTCCCGGAACATGATCGCTGAGGGTCAGCGCGTTTTCATCGGGATTTACAAGCGACTGCACCGAGCAATGAAGGAGGAGTTCCGCAAACTTTACCTGCTGAACCAGGTCTATCTCGACGATGCAGTTGAGTATTATGCAGTGGCCTCCTCCACCCCCGCAAAGATCCTGAGGGAAGATTACTACCCGACGGAGAAGAGCGTCTGCCCGGCAGCAGACCCGAACATGGTTTCGGACACGCAGAAGGTACAGCAGGCGCAGTTCTTGAAGGCCGCTGCTGCGAACACTCCTGGCTACGACGCCGCGGCTGTTGAACGTCGATACCTGCGCGCCCTCCAGATCACTGACATTGAGAGCGTATATCCTGGCCCCGACAAGGTTCCGGCTCCGGTTCCGCTGCAACTCCAGATTGCCCAGATCAAGGCCCAGACCCAGGCCACAAAAGACAGCATGACCATGAAGATGGCTGCTATGGAATTGCTTGGTGAGGTCGAACTCAACCAGGCGAAGGTTCAGGAACTCCGTGCGAAGAGTATTGCGCTCTTGGCCGAGGCTGACAGTGTGAAGAGTGGGCACGCCATCGCCCTACTCAACGCACAGATAGGTGCTGCCAAAGCTCACCAAGACGGTTTGCTGCGGTCGGCTAAGATAATCCTTGATGGCATCAAGATGAACCAGGAGATAGGAAATGGAAGTAAAGAAGCAAGAGATCTCGCAGGAGGAATTCAACAGTTGGTTAGCCCACCCAGTGACCCAGGCGCTACGGGAGAGCTTCCGGCTCCGGGCGCAGGAGATCCAAGTGGAATGGCTTAACGGTTCCTTCACCGGTGGTTCGGCAGACGAGACCATCCAGATGAACTCCGAGGCGATCGGGCGCGCAAGGGCCTATGCCCTGGTGTCGGAACTCGAACTGATGGATCTGGAAGGACTCGGATCATGAGCGCTGGTATCAGACCTGTAGGGCATGTTGTGTTGGTTCTCCCCCTTGAGGTTGAAGAGGTCTCAAAAGGTGGAATCATCATGGCTACGGCGAGCCAGAATCGCCGCGAAGAGATGGGGCAAACGGAGGCAACAGTCATTGCGCTTGGCAACACTGCGTATGCTGACCAAAGAGAGCCTTGGTGTGCAGTCGGTGATGCAGTCGTGTTCGCACGGTATGCTGGCACCGAGAGAAAAGGGGCGGACGGGAAGACCTACCGCTTGATCAACGACCTTGATGTTAAGGGCGTGCTTGAAGGAGTGAAATCGTGAACCGTATGCCAAACCTTTACCTGAACGAAATCTTGGAAGGGGGTGATCCTGGATCTAGCGGCGGCCCCGATCCCGCAGTCATCGCAGCTGAGAAAGAAGCGCGACTGTTCGGTTGGAGGCCGGCGGATGAATTCGATGGCCCAGTTGAGCGTTGGAAACCTGCCGACGAGTTCCTTGAAGAAGGAAAACGGATCAACGGTTTCCTGCGGAAAGACCTGGATAAGCTGCGGAACGAGCTGACTAAGAGGGATAACACCCTCCTGGAAATGCAGCAGACGATCCAGCAATTTGCACAGTTTCACCAAGAAACCGAGGCGCGGGCGTTCGAGCGCGCTAAGAAAGAGTTAAAGGACGCGCGGAAAGCCGCCCTGCGGGAAAATGATGGGGACCTAGTGGTCGAGATCGAGGAACGTCTGGAGAAGCTTGGGGATGCCCCGCCGCAGATTCAGTTGAAGCCCGGCTCCGCGCCCGCCCCGCAACAGCCAGATCCCACCTGGACTCAGTGGGTTTCCGAGAATTCTTGGTTCACCGAGAACACGAAGCTTCGGGCTATTACCAATGGCTACGGAGATATCGTGCGGGCGGAGCAACCTGCCCTGGTAGGCCTCCCATTCCTGGAAGAAGTGAAGCGTCGTGTGCAAGAGGACTTTCCGGAGCACTTCCGTAGTGAGGGGAGTCGGAGACCTGCTGCAGTTGGGAATAGTGGCGACCACAGACAAGGTGTTGGGAAGAGAACTTACGCCGATCTGCCGCCTGATGCAAAAGCCGCTTGCGACAAGTTCGTGAAGCAGAAACTCATCCCCTCCCGCGATGCCTACGTTCGCGACTACTTCGGAGAACAAGCATGACCCAAGAGAATACGACAACCCCCCTGACTCGCACCCAGGCAGATCGACCGAAGCGTGAATCTCGAGTTCCCTTCGGCGTCGCCAGGACCAAGCTTGAAGTACCGATGACGATGGAAGGCTATCACCTCCATTGGGTCAACGACTCGGCTGGACGCATTCAGGAGGCGCAACGAGGTGGGTATACCTTCGTCGAGCCTAAGGAGGTTCAAGCTGCCGATACCGGCACCCAAGTCAAGCGCCTTGTCGGGCGGAATGAAGATGGCTCTGCCATGTACGCTTATCTCATGAAGATCGAGCGGGAGTTCTACGACGAGGATCAGCAAGCAATTCAAAGTGAGGTTGACCAGTTCGATCGTGCTATCAAGCGCGGTACGTTGGAAGAAGTTTCCGGCGACAAGCGCTATAGCGACATCAAAATCACGAAATCTTGAAGGAGTTTTAAATGGCAAATACTTCCGCTCCCTTCGGCCTGCGCCCCGTGCGTAGCCTGAATGGTGCCCCTTGGAATGGTGCAGCTACCATGTACTACATTCCGTCGACAGACACCAATGCTTACTTCGTCGGGGATGTTGTTGCTTCCCTGGCTGGTGGTGATGTTGTCTCCGGGGCTTCCTCTGTTGTTCTCGTCGGTACGCGCAATGCGGCCACGACTTCCGGCGCCTCCCGCGGCGTCATCGTAGGTATTGGCGCGAATGCTGGCAACGCTGGTTCGTCCAGCCCGCTCGGCGCTGACCCCGATGCCCTCGGGACGATTTCCATCCCGGCTACGAAGACGAAGGCCTACTTCGTGTGGGTTGCTGACGATCCTACCACGGTCTTCGAGGCTCAGGCCGATACCATCGCAGCAACCGCGTTCAACAAGAATTGTCCGCTGTTCGTGGCTACTGCCCCGGCTGTCCCGGCCTTCAACTCCGCGAGCTACGCTCAAGGTTCCGCCGCCAACACGACCCAGGCTCTCCCGCTGAAGATCGTCGGCGCACCGTGCCGCCCGGACAACGACCTGACCTCCCCCGGCACCTATGCCAAGGTCTACGTCATCTTCAACCAACACGAGCTTGGCGGTCCTAACACCGCTGGCGTTTAAGGAGTAGATCATGGCTGGCGTCATTATGACAAGCAACCATCCCAAGGCACTGTGGCCTGGGGTGAAAGGTTTCTGGGGTCGTACCTACAACGACCACGTGACCGAGTACACGGACCTGTTCGATGTGGAAACGTCCGAGCAGGCTTACGAAGAGTTCGTGCAGATCACGGGCTTCGGTCTTGCTCCGGTTAAGCCGCAAGGCAAGGCCGCCGAGTATGATTCCGAAACTCAGGGTCCGACGACTCGTTTCGTCCACCTGGCCTACGCCCTCGGCTACATCGTCACGCACGAAGAGCTGAAGGATAACCTCTACATGGAGGTGAGCAAGACCCGCGCCACCAGCAATGCTCGCGCCTTCCGTCAGACGAAGGAACGCGTGTGCGCAAACATCTACAACCGTGCCTTCAGCGGTTCGTATCTCGGTGCAGATGGTGTGGCCCTGTGCTCGACCGCCCACCCGAATACCTCGGGTGGTACGTTCTCCAACAAGCTGACCGTGGATGCCGACCTGAGCGAAGCTGCTCTGGAAGACATGCTGATTCAGATCATGCAAGCTACTGATGATCGCGGTCTGCTGATCAACCTGATGCCGAAGAGTCTGCACGTGGCTCCGGCGAACTGGTTCAACGCCAATCGCATCCTGAAGTCGGCGCTCCAGCCTGGCAACGCAAACAACGATATCAACGTGTTGAATGCTACCAGCGCGATTCCGGGGGGTGTGAAGCTGAATCACTACTTCACCGCTCCGCAAGCTTGGTTCGTTCGCACCAACGTCGAGTCGGGCAAGGGCATGCTGTTCCTGGAACGCGAGGGCATCTCGTTCGATCAGGACAATGACTTCGATACGAAGAACGCCAAGGCCCTGGGCTATGAGCGTTACTCGGTCGGGTTCGTTGACCCGCGCGCTGTGTACGGGTCGAATGGTCCGTAAGTAGTGGATGGGGTAGTGTGTTCGCATTACCCCATTGTACCGTGTTCATGAAGGAGTTCAGTATGGCTGCAATCCCGAAACCGCGCAAGCGGGGCAAGACTCCGGTGAAGGCACCCGCCAAGCCGAGAAAGCCTTGCAAACCTTGTTGAAGTAATCTTGTTCTATCCCCTTACGAGGTCAGCCTCGTTAACTGTTTAACGTAAGGAGTTTCAAAATGGGCAATCCCACTCGTTTCCCCGCTGGTGTCACCAACAATCGCGCCGGCAGTATCATGGGCAATCTCGTTGTCCCTGATCGTAACAATCTCGCAATTTATCAAAATGATTTCTTCCAGTATGCCGCAGGTGATTGGACGGTAGTTGCAGGTGGTGCTGGCTCCGGCTCGGCTCTGTCGACTTCGATTCTCGGCGGAGCACTGGCTCTAACCTGGGCAACCTCCGGCACGCAATCGAATACCCTGTCCGGCGGAGCCTTCAGCTTCAAGCCGGCGACCTCCCTCGGTAACGGTCTGCAGTTCTGGTTCGAGGCTGGCCTGGTCCTTCCGGCAGATACCTCCGCCCCGAACTACGTGATCGGTGCAATTAAGGGTGCGCCGACTGCCCCGACCGATGGTGTGTATTTCACGAAGGCCGCGGCAGGCACCGCATGGCAGATTAATATCAAGTCTGCTGCAACCGGTGCCACTACCACGGTTACGCTGCCCTCTCCGGCCGTTGCGGTCAACAGTGCGCGGACCTCCGTCGGATTCTACTACGACGGTCGTGGCAATCCGACCTTGTATGTCTACTACGGTGGCGTGTGCGTTGGGTCGTTTGGGGCAGCCGGCACTCTCGGCAGTCTCACGAACCTCCCGCTCGGCACCATCCAGCTCAATCCTTCGATGGCAATCGGGACTGCCGCCGGCCCGTTGAACGTCGACTACCTGACCTGCGCCTGCGAAATCTCTGGCCGCGTGTGATGAACCAAGGGGCTTCGGCCCCTGTTGTTAATATTTAGGAGATCGACATGGCTGGTAAATATTCAACTGCAGATTCCACGGCCCCCGCGCATGGGGCACAAGCTGTTACCCCGAGCGACTCGACTGTGCTGCCGGGGACTCGGGCGCTGTGGGTAGGGGGTGCGGGTAATGTGGCAGTGAAGATGTCAGGGAACGAAGCGACGGTGACCTTCGTTGGGGTGGCTGCGGGGACGATCCTTCCGATCCAGGTCACAAAGGTCATGGCAACGAACACCACGGCAACCAGTATTGTTGCGCTCTGGTGATCGACTATGCACCTGAGTAAAATCAGTTTAGCGTTGCGGCAGTGGGGAGCTGGGGCGGGATTCTCCCCGCTCTCCCTCTTCGCCTCCGGTGAGCAAGGCGCATGGTACGACCCGTCTGACCTCAGCACGATGTTCCAAGACAGCGCAGGCACTACGCCGGTCACTGCGGATGGGCAGCCGGTTGGGCTGATTCTGGACAAGAGCAAGGGGCTGGTGCTTGGGTCGGAGTTGGTGACGAATGGGACGTTTGATTCAGCAACAGGCTGGACGCTAGGGGCAGGATGGAGCGTGGCGGGTGGGAAACTAAACGCCGCAACTAATCAATACACACGGGCGTGGTTCTTGGTAGGGGCGTCTGCGTTTGTTTCAGGAAAAACTTATAAGGTTGAGTTTGACGTATCTAATTATACGTCTGGCGTATTCCATGCGTTTTTATCAAATGGCGGCGGACCTAAGTCGGGTAGTGTACTTTTTATCGGTCCCGGAAACGGACACAAAATCTGCTATATAACAGCCACTGCAACAGCCACTGGCTTTGGGTTTGAAGACGAAAGCGGAAGCCCCCCAAGTTTCTCTATTGATAACGTCTCCGTCAAAGAAATCGCCGGCAACCACGCCACCCAAGCCACCGCCGCCAAGCGCCCGCTGCTCCAGAATGATGGCGTGAATAACTACCTCGCGTTTGATGGGGTGGATGACCGGCTGGAGACTGCGAGTATTGACTTTACTGTCACGGACAAGATGAGCGCGTTTAGTGGGAGCCTAGCTAATGCTCTAGGCGGTGGGATATTTTCATCATCCGCAGGAAGCCCCAATCCATCGGTGATATACGCAAATTTCTCAAAAGGGTTAAGAGCTGATATTCAAAATGGCATTCAGTCTGATTTCGATGCTGTGGCCCTGACGAAGTATGTGCACAGCGCAGCCTTTGATAGAGCGCAATCTACGCAGGAATTACAAACTACACTACGCACCAATGCTGTACTACAGACACCTAACGTAATGGTTGCCGGAGTGGTTACAGGCAATTTTGGGAATGCTTCAATTATCCTTGGGGACTGGTATTCTGTGCTTTATTTCAACGGTCGCATCTACTCCCTAATCGTCCTCGGTCGCCTTGCCACCACGCATGAAATCACCGACACTGAAACATGGGTTGCTGGTAAGACGGGAGTTACACTGCCATGAAAACAATCGAACAACTGAAAGACGAATTGAATCTGGACTGGCTGGAAATCTCGGCTGACGGGAAGATCGACATTCACACCGGACTGGACTTGACGGTAGAGCAGTTGCAAGAGGTCGTCGATCTGGCAAAGCATATTCGGGACGCAGGCAAATGAGCAACTTCAGCGCCTCCATCCCCGCCGCCAATATGCAGGCCGCCAACGACCTGCTCAACAACACCGCGCAGACGCCGGGCAAGAAGTCCTACGGACC